AAGTTCATCTTCAGGAGTTCTGCGTAATACCAACATAAAAGCAACTGACAGTTCTCGTATTGTTGCATCACTTAATTCACGCAAATCATGCTTTTGTATCAATTGATACTTTAAATCTTGGATGGCTACACGCAATTCAGCCAACTCTTTCATTTGTTCGTCTGTCATTTCACCACCCATATTCCTTTCTGTCTGCATTGTGCTACAACTTCTTTAGGTACATCAATCGCCATAGGATAAGTAGCCATACGGCAGTCATACACTGCTTCCTTACGAGCAAGTTCGGTAAAGAAAATAATCCAACCACAAAGGCTAACCGATACCAATAAAGCAAATGTTTTCATTTTTTTCCTCTTGATTGCAATTTTCGTTCACTTAATTTTTTTAAACATGTTGCACACTTCCATCTTCTTACACTTTTGTTTGCCGTATCTACTAACATTCCACCCTCTACTGGCTGATAAGTTACACAGGAAGAGCAATATCTTCTATCACTCATGCTTTCTCCTTCTCTTAATTGGGGGAAGACCAGCAGATACATGATTCTTTGCTTCCATTAATGCATCTGCCAGCTCCCAGATGTCTACAGGATCAATATCTTTTGGATCTAGCCTAGACAATAATCCATTAGTAATCATTATGGCAAAGAGTATCTTGGTATGCTCTTGATCTTGTTCACTCATTTTGTCTTACTTTCATCATTGCATCTGCAATTACATACGCCATTCTTGATAAAGCAGCTTCATTTGGTTCTTTATTAAATTCTGCAACATCAAAAATGGATTGATTTATAGTTGGGTTAATTATCAATGCTGGTGCTATTTGACCAGCAAAGTAATCTCTTAAATCCATGCCTTGTTGACCACCAACAAACAATCCATCTTTATTTGTAGTAATCCCATTTGGAAACGCTTTCATTAGTGCACCTGTTTGATTAATTGTTTTAAACGCCTATGAGCATTCGCATAAGACCTTCTGAACGCATAAACGGCTTTCTCTTCTTCGATTCCCATCTCAACTGCCATCGTAGCCAAAACCATTGATACACCAGCTAGAATCACGCTGGCTTCTTGCTCGGCTTTGGGTGCTAATAAGTTGAAAATTTCTAATGCAATAATCCTTGATGGATCAGTTTCTTTCTTACGATCTTCTTCTAACACTTTATTGATAAATTCTTTATTATCCATTTTGAGTTCCTAATCTCATGTTTTCTGCATCAATGATGTCTTGCACTATGGCACTCTTCGTAGATTGTGGATGATATTGCACACCAAATACTCTACGCTGCATAAACTCTTTCTGTTCTTCATCAATGTACTCACGATGAACATTTACTTGTTTTTGCAGATTACTAATCAAAGTAATGCCAATATCGTTAAAGGTATTTTCTTTGCCATGTTCTTTCTTCAGGAGATTAAACGCCTGGACAATAGAAAATCCTTCAATGTTTTTGTATTTCTTATCCACATATTTAATAGATCGCTCAACATCTTTGACACGCACCATCGTAGGATCAAGCGACACAATCAAATACAATAAACGCAAAATAATCCATTCTTCTTTCTTAATCTTGCTCATTGGGTGTGGCTTAATATTCATTTGACCTCCAACTCTTTGATACGATCTGATAAAACAACGCCCAAGTCTTTACCTTTGATGGCAATCATCTGAGCTTCCTCACAGTCATAAATAACTTTGGCTGCATCTCTAATGCCTTTGTTATAGCCTGTCCTAAATACATCCGTTCCATCTACCAACATACCAATGGCATCACGAATTAATGCAGAAGCTTGACGATCTTTTGCAAACTCTTTTAACTTAGTATGATGTTCAATCGGCAGGTAAACAGAGTACGGTACTAATTTTTTTGTGTCCATGCTTGGTACTCTCTATAAAGTTTATCTAACAGTATCTGTGCTTCTCGGTTAGTCTTTAACTCTGACCTTGATTCAAGATTCAAATAGTTGCGAATATACTCAACTGCTTCTTCGCCACTCTCATCAAAAATCTGTTCCTGGTCATACAGATACTTCCAAAAAATAGGATCTCGCCCAAGCAAGCCAGCAATACGAACAGCACGATCACCAGCAAACTCTTGCTCTTTATCCATCGGCTGTTCATTGCCATCTAGCCTGACTAAGACACATTGATATCTTGCCCCAACATAGTCACGCATCAAGTCTTCTGGAATCATATCTGGATGGAGAGACAATGTTAAAACGTAGCCAGTCTTATCTTGTTTGAGAGCAACTTTAACGGCTTCGAATTGTAAGGTTTTCAATTCTGCTCTCCAAGTATCTAATAATCTTGTCTTTGTCTTGAATCTTTTCCCAACGATCCACACAAATCTTGGCAAGATCTTCATTTTCATTACGCAACACTTGCATTTGATTCTCTTGTTTCTTCGCCAGTTCTTCCCAATCCACTTTTTTATCTTCGGCAACCATTTTTTCTACGGCTTCATTAAATGTTTCTTGATTGATTGGAACATGTATAGCCATTTGTTTTAAAAGATCAATAGCCATATTTGCTTTATTATTTTTAATCTTTCTTGGTCTACCTCTGCGTTTTTCAGTCATGATTACTCCCAAGGATTGTTGTTAGCAGGTTTTTCATATGGCTCAGATAATGTCATTGACAAATACTTAAGCCCTTTTGAAGATTCTTTTTTCCATGCTGCTAAAGAAATCTTCACTAAATTTCCTTTTGACTTATCCATCATCTCAATTAGAAATGTTTTATCTAAATACACATCACCCTTCATATCAGGATGACTGTCTGATTTTTTTTGATTAGGGAACAGACTCCCTGACTGTGGTTTATTTTCATATGCCATTACTTCTTCTCCTTCAGCTTTTCTCTCATTAACGTAAATTTACCCATCATTCCTGCAAAGAATTCAGGATCCTTAGCTTTGACCGTATCAAATAGAACTTTGTTCTTTCTAAATATGGCCATCACATCTGCTTCCTTCTCACATAAATCCAATAACATATGAGAAGCTTGTTGAACCAACTCTAACCACTCCTGGGCATCGCCCTCTGGTGGTGGATCAATAATGATTTGAAACTCACCCTTATCGCCTGTAATCTTGCTGACCATCTTAGGTTCTGTTCTAGGAACAGCTTTCAAAGTTACTTTTTCTTCGCCAACTTGGAACTGTAAATGTTTGTTTTCAGTAGGTTTTTCTGTCACCTTTGCATTGTTAAGGTGAGAATCATTGGGATTCATCGTGGCATCAATTGGATCATGCTCAGAAATAGCCATGGCAGTTACATACAAATAACGTCTTTGATATGTTTCTACTGCTCCAATATTCTGCACTTCATGGCAACCCTTTAACTGGGCAGAACCCATCGGTGAAGTAAACAACGCAAACGATCCATCTTCTGTATCAAAGATGTTCATATAAGCCATATCTTTGTCAAAGTAAATGACATCACAAAGCCCTACTTCTTCGAATATTGCTTGAACATATGGCAAGAAATCGCCAAGCTCAAAGTATTGATATCCAGCAAACTTGTTATGACCTGACTTTTTAAGCTCTAACTTTCTTAACATATTTCTAGCTTTAATCAGCTTTTGGTAAACCATTTGCTTCTCCTTTAATAAATTCATAAATGCGTTTTGCTTCATTTAATACAACATATAAATCGCCAGGGCATAAACTTTCAAAGTTCAGTTCCTTTGCTATTTTCATAGCCTCTAATCTAAGTTGTTCGTCATCCATTTAATTGCTCCTTATAAACTTGATATTGATTGCACCATGTAGATACTGGGCAATATGGTCATTTTCTTCTCTCCAATATGGGTAAATTTGCTTCTGTTGTCAAAGTTCAGTTTTCCCTCTTTGCGATTCAAGCCAGTCCAAAACTTCTTGTAAGAACCAAACTTTTATAGTTGCTGATAAGGCTAAAGGTGCTGGGAATTTCCCTTGTGCAACCCATAAATTTATGCAGCTCTTCGATAAAGTTGTTAGTTGAGAAAGCTCATTAATTCTTATCAACTGTCCCTTTGCTTTTTGTATAGCCTCTAATTTAAATTCTTCATCAAACATTTTGTTGCTCCTTATAAGATTGATATTGATTGCACCATTGGTTAACAGCACAATATGATTCACAGCGAGTTCTTTCGCCTTTACGCTCTACGATTTCATACTTATCCCCTAACTCAGTACAGGCAGCAATCGCTTGTTCTGCCGTTTCATATAGGGAATGAGCACGTTTACCACCAATCTTTGTGACTGCCCAGACTGCTGATTTTTCCCACATCTCTTCAGGTGTGCATTCAGGTAATTCTGTTTCTGTTTCCATCGCAAAGTCACAAGCACTATGTAGTCCAATCCGTGCCCTAATAAACTCTTCACGCTCTTCCATTGACCATAGAACCACAGGAATATCTTTAACAGGTGCTTCAGGATAACCAGCCTTCTGTTCAGCCTCTCTTGCCTTCCAATCACGCAAAATAGCCGTAATACCAAGATCAACCACAGGAATCTTTTTAACCTTCTCTACTAGCCAGGCATAACAGTTCAATTGATATTCCCATTCAGCTTTTTCATTCATGACCGACCAAACTCCTGTGGTCTTGTAATCACGAATGCTAATACCTCGATTACTAACAATCTGTAAATCAATTGCTCCTGAGATATTCCATCCTTCAATTTCTGAATGGATACGCTGCTCGATAATGTGATTCTCAGCCTTGCCATCCTCAAGAATCGAATGCATCGCCTTACCAAAGAGTGGCCAAATCATCTCAGATACATCCTGTTCAAGCAAACTATCGTACTTCTTGGTCATGGCAACGACCTTTGGACTGTTAATTAACTGTGTTACTGACAGATGAGCCTTACCTTTGGTGTAAGGATCACGCTTGAGAACATTAACAAAGGTCTCAGGAAGATTAAATTTATTCGTGATCTTCATGAATAACCTCATCAAGCTTTAAGTTAAATGTCTTTATCTGTTCTTCAGTCAATGGTTTGATACCTAACTCTTCATCCATTGCTTTGAAAACAGCCCTGAGTATTTCATTTTGTACTGGTGTAAATTCCATATCTTCTCCTAGCGAAAGATAAATTTATAAAACACAATGCCAAGCAAAATAACAACAGCAAACTTGTAAACTAAATCATCAAGCTTCTCTTGTCTTCTTGCTTTAGGGCAAATGAGCATGGTTTGTAAAAACAACATATCTGGATCATCGATAGGCATTCTGATACCTTCTTCTTGGTAACGTAAGCCAATCTTTAAACCAGTCTTCGTGGTGTAAGGGACATTCATTTTGATTTTCCTAGCAGTTAATCAGACTATAGTTTGCATGATATAATGAATCATGTCAATAGATTGTACCCATTTAATTACATCTACTATGAAAATAATTTATCTGCCCTGGCCACCAAAAGAATTATCCCCCAACGCTAACCTTCATTGGGCTAAGAAAGCCAAATACAAGAAAGCGTATAGGCATACTTGCTGGGTGTTAACGCTGGAATCCAAGGTCAAAGTATCAACCGATGGGAAAATCCCTATTACGGTGACGTTCTATCCGCCTGATAAACGCCATAGAGACGCAGATAATATGGTAGCCAGCATCAAAGCTGGATTAGATGGTGTAGCTGATGGATTAAAGATTAACGACAAACAGTTCTTACCTACCTTTGTATTCTCAGAAGAAGTCAAAGGTATGGTTACAATAGAGATTACTCATACTTCCTAAGAGAATCATTAAGCCGTTTCATGATTGCTTGCTTTTGTCGTTCAATACGTTCAATACGTTCTCTTGGCAATCCTCTATCAATGAATTCTTTTTTCTGTTTGTTAAGTTCATTAATTTGAGTTTCTACATTTAAAACTCTTTCTGCTTGTCTTGCTTCAGGATTGTCGGCATAGTATTGAGCAACGCTTTCGTGATGCTTTCTTCTTCCTTCAATCTCATCTTTATATTCGTTCATGCGAGTAATGTTGTTGTAAAAACGAGACGTTTCGGCAACAGCAGATTGTGTATCTCCATAAAAACGACCAGCTAAAGGTACACGATATGGTGGTACTTCCTCGCCAGTAGCTTGAGCATGAGCATACTCAACGCCTTTTTTAATTTCACGACCTAAACCACCAGTTACTTGCCCAGCCAAATAGTCTATATCGTCACCAGTTGGGCTAAGGAATCCCTTGCTATACTTACCACCTCCTGATGCCAAGTTCAAGTAATACGCAAGGTTTTGACTTATCTTGCTAGAAGATTCTCTTGAACGCATATAACCTGGCGTAGGATGAGTTGGGTAATCTTGTTTAGATATTGGTCTGCCAAATGTATCTTTGTTTTCAGCAATCGCAACAAACGGATCAAGTACAGTTGGAGCAAGCGTTTGAATCGGTGTACTAGCACCTAAAGGATTTACTGAATCTAATACAGCACTTGCAAAATAACCAAGTTTCTTTCCACCATGTTTAAATCCACCTAAAGCATATTCACTTGCCAAACGACCAGCATTAGGGAAGATACTAAATCCAAGAGGATATGGGATACCAAAGTATTTTCCATTAGGTAAGGGAACAATAAAGTTCTTTTCTCGGACAAACTCTGGTGGTTCATCATCTCTGTAGCCAGCTGCTGCCATCATGACTGCCTGTAAAGCACCAGTCAAAATACCACCAGCCATAATCTTTTTACCTGCTGGACCATTTAATGTTTCAGCAATACGAGCTGTACCTTGCACAGAAGCGTTAAAGAATGCATATAAGGCACCAATATTGGCAGAAAGCTGACCCTTCTTATCAAAGTTGACTGTAATATTTTTGGCAAGAATCGCAGCCTTTTGTTTGGATAAACCTGCCCCACCTTCACTCTTTGGCTTCATCGCTTGTGTAAAGGCAGACACACGCACAGCATTTTCCATCATGTCGTTGAAGTCTGTCAGCATACCAGTTACAAAGCTAAATGCTTTTTTAGTATTGCCTTCTTTAAGTTTATCTAACTCTTTATCAATTAAAGTCTGTGTTTCTTTTCTGCGAGTCAATGATTCACGATAACCAGTCTGGCCACCTGCTTCTCTGTATTCTCTAAACGCTTGTGCAAATTTGTTATCTTTGTAACGATCATTACCTTGCTCATCCAAATGACCAATACCAGCTCGTTCATTACGCAGAACCTCAATAATTCCTTTCATGGCTGGCATTACATTAGAAAGAACTTTTGCTTTTTGATTAGCAAGAGGAGTTGAAGTTAAATTAAGACTAGCTCCACCCAAGTCACGCACTAAGTTCACAGCACCGAAAATAGGATTGTATTGTGTATTGACATTAGCAAACCAGCGAGTTCCTTTACCAATCACACCAAGAGCTTGGCTAAGGTTATCTACGTCTACATTTTTCAATGCATGAACCATTCTTAAAGCTGTAGGATCATCTTTGTTAAAAAAGACATATCTATCCTTGCCGTTAATCTTTACAGGCAATACATTGTCTTTAAATCGATCTAAGACGTTTGCTCTTAAACGAACACTTTGTTCTGTATCGCTAGTTGGTAATCCAGTTACTGGATCATAAATTCTTTGTTTTACTAACTGACGAGACTTAGGTTCTTGAATTAAGTTATCAGCCACATCATGAGCTTCTTCAGGACTAAAGCCTAACTCAACCAACTCTTTTAGGAATGCATCTTTATTCTTAATTGCATCTGGATTAACTGGCATCCAAATATGTGGGTTAGGATTCTGCAAAGCTAAACCATAAACTGATTTACCAACATTTGTCTTCTCTGCACGAATTAATGCACGCTCACGCTGGGCAATAATGTTACTTAAAATATCACCAACTTTCTTCTCAGATCCCATGGCAGCTTTAGAGAACTTACCACTTACTCCAAAGCCACGACTTGTTCCTGCCTTACCCATGCCATGAGTAGCAATATCTTCTTCCTCACGATTAAGTGGAACGTAATGTTCATACATATCGTTCCAACCCTGAACCGTTTCTTTACTTTCAGCCCCTGATTCAGCCAAAATATCCTGAGTCTTTTTAATCATGTCATCAAAGTGTTTAGCTCCTTTTTCAAGGGCTTCTCTCTTTTCAGGCGTAAGATTTTCTAAGTAACGTCTTGCATCAGCCGTATGAATGCCTGAAGCACGATCTTGTAATTCCCACTCTTCTGTTCTAGGCTTACCAGTCACAGGATCGTTCTTATTGCGTTCGTTCATTACATTGTTACGCTCTTCAGCATGACGATTATGTAAATATTCTCTAACTTCTTCAGGAGTTAGATTCAATTTGTGAATCTCTTTGATGGCTGGCATCAACTCATCTAGTAAGTATTGCTTAATACCATCAGCTGTTCTGCCATGGAAAAGCTGTTCTTTATCATAGACATTAAATCGATCTTCAATCTCACCAACTTGCTTTTCAATGGCCTGTTGAATGCGTTTAGTATCAATATGTTTATCTTGCAACTTGTAAATTAAGTTATCAACCATCTCATCAGTAATGCCAAATGGTCGCTTAACATGGTCTTCAGATAACTGGAATGCTGGCTCTACTTCTTTGTTGCGATAATTTCTTGGCTCTATTTTTGATGCTGTTTCACTAGGAGTTTCTTTCATTGAGACACCAATACCATGAAGCATTTGGCGAACATCTTGTGCAGATTCATCAAAAAATTTATCAGCCACACCAGCTAACTTATCCAACGCAGTTTGGTACTTAGGTTCGATACCAATTAACTTTCTAAATGCAATAGCAAGTTTACTTAATGCATTTGTATTACCCATCCTAATCGAATGCAGGAAATCTTGAAATGGTTTTTCTGTTAAACCACAAGTAAACAATTCTTCATAAGAATGATCGCCATAATTAAATTTGCCTCCTGGACCATAAGAGTCAATATCCATATAAACTTTTTTAAAGTTTGCCAAGTTTGGATCTCTTAAGTTAGCTGGCTTCAGCATCTCTTCTTTAACTTTTTTCTCTACAGCTTGACGAATGCTTAACAAATCTCTATAAAGTTGTTTGTCCCCTTTAAATTTTTGTCTCTTCATGAAATGAAGTTGCAGCGTACTTATGGAGTGCAACAATTCATGCATGATAGTTACATAATCAGTACCAGTAAAAGAATCAGCCCTACCTTTACCATCAAGTCCGTTGTACTTAACATCAAAATACTCTAACTTTCTAGTACGAGTATTAAGAATTGGTTGTTGTGTACCATAAGCATTTTTATTTCTTTTATCTCCTTGAAGAACCGTAACTTTAGTTGGTATACCTTCTGCTGAATATCCTTTAATTTTGTTTAAAATTCTTTCTGCAATATGTTTTGCAGCATCATTTGGAGCATTATCAATTAACCATTGACAAATTTCTTCGCCAGTTGTCATGTTTTTTACTTCATCATTAATTTTATTTAATGATTTATTAATATCAAATTCTCTGGTTTCGACTTTACGAATAGGAGCTTTAGGAGTTTTAGATTCTTGTGGTTTATAAGAAACTACTTGATCATGGCTAAATACTCTTCTTAATAACTTAGCGTTATCGCCAACAGGATCCATTTTAATGACTAATGAGTCATGACCTAAACTAGTAACGTAATCTTTAAGACGTTGAGATTCTGCTCTAAATTGTGGTTCTGGAACGCTGAAAGGATTAGGATATTGCCAATCTACTTCAGGGTGTTTAACCAATGCCTTCCATTCGGCATCATCTCGAATCACCAATGGATTATCAAATGAAACAGTATGCTTTGTTACATCGCCATAGTTCTTAGCATCAATACCAGTTGGTGCATAGTATTGTCCTTCTCCAGCAACAGGTACTTGAACGTCTGAATAAATTTTTGATTTGTCCTCGCCACGACCTTGATACATTTCAAGCGTTGCTGGTTTACCAGTTTCTACCTCATCCCATTTAGGATCAGGTTTAGTAATCTTTTCTGGTTCAGCAACAGGCTCACCTTTTGTTTCAACAGGAGGCTTGGTTTCTTCAGGCTTTGCCTCTTCAGGCTTAACTTCTTCAGGCTTTGCCTCTTCAGGCTTAACTTCTTCAGGCTTTGCCTCTTCAGGCTTAACTTCTTCTGGTTTTACTTCAGGTTTAGGTTCTTCAGGTTTAACAAGTTCAGGTTTTATCTCTTCAGGTTTTGCCTCAACTATTGGCTCTATCTTAGGAACACCTGGCTTTACTTCACCTGTATGTATTTCTCCAGTATTTGCATTAATTATCTGGCCATCTTCATTAAGAGTAACAGGCTCAGATTTACCTGTTTTTGGATCATCATAATGTCCAATAATTTCGCCATATTTACCTCGTCTAGGAGCTTCATTTTCTTCTGCTTTTGGTTTTACTTCACCAGGTTTTTTACCAGGATAAAATTCTACATTACCTGCAATGGACTCAGTAACTGGTGCACCATTGATTGAACTTACCAATTTACCTTCTTCATTCAAAATAATAGGATGAATAATTCCTGAATTTGGATCTATGTAATTACCTATAATATTTGGAGGTTCTTTTTCAGGAGTCTTTACTTCAGGCTTAACTTCTTCTGCCTTAACTTCTGGTTTAACCTCTTCCTGTTTAATAGGTTTAATCTCTTCCTGTTGAATAGGTTTAATTTCTTTACCTTCAAGCTCATCTTGCATTGCTTGAGTATCATGAGAACCTTGTTTGGGTTCATAAGGTTCAATCGTAACCGTGCCTTTTGGTTCTTCTTTAGGCTCTAATGTTGGTTCAACTTTTGATGGTTCTTCTGCTTTTTTACCAGTAATTGCTTCTTTAGCACTAAGACCTACACGTTCACCAACGCCTGATAATTTTTTTCCAAGCCTTGTTTCTTTTTGACCTAGTAATCCAAGTGCTGCTTGAGTGGCAATTCGCTGAGGATCCATTGGTCCTTCACCAATTGCTTCAAAACCAGCTTCCATACCACCACCAATACCAGCACCAGTTAATGCATTAGTTGCTGCCTGAATTTTTTCGCCCCTGAGTTCTTTAGCAGCAGCCTCAGTTAAACCTTTGCCACTCTTAAGTAATGACAAGGATGGTCGCATACCAAGTAAAGAAGGTGCAAACTCTGCCAGTTCTGTGGCAACTGGATGTTCTTTGGCTTCTTTGGCAGCAGTCTCTTCATCAAGACCAAGCATCTTAGCAGTCTCAGGAAATTGCTGAAGTAATTTTTCTTGAGCCATCGCAGTAGCAGAAGAAGCTCCTACGGCTCCTGCAAGACCTAAAGGGATAGAACCAAGACCACCACCACCAATAACCCCTAATCCAGCTCCAACAAAACCAGCAGCCGTTGGTAATGCAGATTTTAATAATGAATGAGCAACGGCAGCACCAGTACTTGTCTCTGGTTGCAAAGGCATTACGCCAAATTTTTGACGTATTGCATCTTGGGTAGCTTCGTTTGCTTTGGTGAAGTTGGTATCTAAAGCAGAATACTTATTAAAAATAGCCTGTTTGGTTGCTTCATTTGCATTTACATAATTTGGATCGTTTAAGATCTCCATCAAATTAGGCATGATAAATCCTTACTTTTTGGGATTTAATAAAGGATTATTTACATCTACAGAATTATTTTTAGAGCCAAACAAATTACTGAAGAAATTACCATCGTTTTTGTTAGTTACTTCTGGTGGTACAACAAACGGTGGTGGAGCAACATATGGTCGAGTGACTTTATAAAAGTCATAATAACCTTGTTTAATTTTATTAATTTGATCATCATAAGCTTGATACTGTGGAGTGCCTGGCTCATATCCAGACTTATCACGTTGCTTAATTAATGCAGGAATATTGTCATCGGCTTGAATTGCCATCGTAGCTTTGTAAAGTAGTTTATCTTCTAAAGATGGTTGATTTGCACCAGCAGCGGCACGTTGAGCATTTGCCATAGCCTTAGTTGCTTCAGCTTGAGCCATCATTGCTTTGTGATTCAATATACCACCCAATACTTGTGCAGATGATTGACCAAGAGCATCTCTACGAGCTTGATCTTGTTTAGCAGCTTCAAGCGTTCCTTGTTGGATAGAGCGTTTAGCAGCATTAATATCAGCAAGACTCTTCTGCATACCAGATTCAGCACCTAGAGCCGATGTTCCAACGCTACTTAATAAATTTCCAAATGTGCCACCTGTACGATCACCAGCACCACTCATCATGCCAATTCCTGTACGGAATGCAAACTCAGGAAGAATCATAGATTTTTGTTGTGCAATATCAGCCTTTTGTTCTTCTGCTAATGGTTTATAAGCTTCAGTTACCGTACCTTTACCAGACTGTACATCACTTAATACGTTCGTTAAATAATTTCTAAATAATGCAGCATCTTGATCAATATCACTCATTAATTTTTCTTTATCTGGTGTAGTCGTTGATCCGCCAAGAGCTAACGCTAATATTCCACCTTCAGCCATCTTGGTCATATCACCAGTACCAATAGCAGCAATTCCTGAACGATTCTCAGGAGCCATCGCCATTTGTTGTGGAGAAGGCAAAGTACTCGTAGGCATTGGATTTGGCAACGGTTGAGACATGATTTTGCCAGCCTCTGGGTTACTATGCATATAACCATGCATCTGATCTAAACCTTGAGCATACATCTTCGCCATTGGGCTTGATGCTGGACTTTGTTGAACTTGTTGTAACTGTTGATCGCTCATCATATTCATTGGCACAGCACCACCAACAGCCATTGATGTGATCTTACCACCACGTTTATGTCCAGCTCCAGTAGCTGCGTTATACATACCCAAACCACCAAGACCAGCTAATCCTAATCCACCTAACTGGGATACGGTACTTGGAGGAGCTTGATACATTGTCGTTGAAGTCTGCTGTGTAGGAAGACCACGCAACATCGCATTCATAACACCTAACTGCATAAACGGATATTGTTGTGCAGTCGCATAGTTTTGAACAGCTTGATTAATAATATTCTGTTGAGCTTGAGTTTGTTGAGCACCTAATTGATTCTGCAAGTTAGCAATGTTTTCTGTTGCACCTAATTGCATATTACCAATATTAGCTAAGTTTGTGCCTGCTGTGCCAGCTTGTCCATATCCTGCTTGTTGAGCACCAACGCCAGCAAGACCTGCTTGAGCACCTTGCATACCTAAATTAGCTGCTTGACCTGCACCCTGCAAGCCCATGCCATAACCTTGCATTGCTTGAGAACCAGCTTGTCCAGCTCCTTGTAGTCCCATACCAAGACCTTGAAGTGCTTGAGACGCTGCTTGACCATATCCAGACAATGCTTGCTGATTACCTTGTAATGCCATATTGCCAGCTTGATTAGCACCTTGTAATCCCATTCCATAACCAGATAAGGCTTGTTGATTACCAGCTAAAGCAGCAGCATTGGCTGCATTCATTTGTTGCTGTGCATTATTAAATGCTGTGTTATATCCTTGACCAATTGCTTGCTGGGCAGCTAAATCACCACCCTGTTGCACTAAAGCATTTTGTAATGCTTGGCGAGAACCACCAAAAGCTCCAGAACGAGTTGCGGCAGCTTGTTCGCCAGCACTTTGTATTCCTGTTTGTTGTCCCAATAATTGGAGCTGAGGATTTAAACTAGCCTGAATATATGGGTTCATGTAAGACTGAACCGCATTAGGATCAGTAGACATCTGCCCTAATTGTTGTCCAATATTAGCACCTTGCTGACCTTGCATAGCACCCATACCGCCATACATAGATGACTGACCAGCAAATTGATTGCCTAGATTTGCACCTTGTTGTCCAGCACCAGCAGATAGTCCAGCATATTGTTGACCTGTCTGAGCACCTTGACCACCATACATATTGGATAAATTGGCAGCTTGCTGTCCAGCCTGTGAACCTAAACCACCGTACATATTAGATAAGTTTGCACCTTGCTGACCTGCCCTGTTAGCCATGCCACCATACATACCAGCTTGACCAACTGTATTTAATGCACCTTGCCCAGCTGTGCCAGCTAAATTACTTGCTTGATTAAATTGGTCTGGTGTTTGTAAATTGGCAACAGTAGATTGTGCCTGTTGTTGCATTGGACTAAATGCAGCAAAATAATCAGATGGATTAGTACTATATGGTTGATATGCTTTAAATGAAGTCATATCAGGATTGAATATCTGTGCCTGTGTAGCATTGAGCATATTCGAGGCGTAAGGAGCCAGATAATCAGGAATCTGAGTATTATTTACATTTTGCTGAACTGGAGCTGGAGAAGAACTACCACCCATACTAATCCTTTAACATTTTCGTAAACACTTTATCTGTTTGCTTATAACCTAAATATTCCAACAATCTTGAATTATCCAAATGAATCTTGGTATGAACAATTACTCGATCTACTTTGCAATGCTTTAACACTTGTTCGGCATATTGAAATAGTTTAATCCCAACACGACCTTTGCGAAACTCTTTTTTAACAAAATACACATCTTCTATCGCTGTAATACATGACTTATAGTGTAAATGCGGACTAATCATAAAAATAATATAACCAATCAACTCACCATCATTCCTACAAGAAACACAACGCAACATGCCTAATTCTGCATACTTTCGATAGGCATCATAATCAGGATCCCAATCAAAGTCTTTTGTTACACACAACTCATCATAATGCTCTGGAAGAAGCTGTTCAAGCTCTTCTACTAATTTTATAGGATCGCAGTCTGCATAAACTATCATGCTGGTAAATGTTTATACGCCTTTGTATCTGCTGCAATATCTTTTGCTTTCCTTCTTGCTTCTTTAATTCTATCCATCATGGCATACAATCTTTTAGCTCCAGCATCCGTACTGCCATTACCCAACTCAGAAACAATCCTTGCTGGAATCACAAACTCACCATCAGCCAAACGAGCTGGTTGTTTACCACCAATGACCGCAGGAATACCATCACTCACTCCATCACCAGGACCTTTGAGCAATCTTCCACCATCAGAATAATCTCCTAAATGGCTTTGTAATCCACCTTCTTTGGCAGTATTGACTACTGGACTATTTTTTTGAATATCTTTTTGTGCTGCTTCAGCCGCCAACTGATCTTGCGATAATGTTTGAATATTAGAACCGAGAGGAGAAACAGCTCCAAGACCTGATTTGGTTGGTGCTAAATGAGCTAATTTTTGAAGCTTTAATAAATTAGTCATGGCTGCATTATAAGCATCAAGATTCTTTGTATCAGGATCTATATCTACATAAGTGCTATCATGTTCTGGCGTTGCCTGTAATACAGGGCGTTTAGAAATCATTGCTAAACCCTGTTGAACATCGCTACCATCAGCTCCAGAATATTTCATAACACCACCACGTTTGGCTGTAGCCATGCTGTAAGGATTTTTTACATAGTTATCATATTGAGCTTGATAATAGGGTTGTGGCTGTGCTGGGAACTGCCCTTGAAAATTTGGTGATATTGGCTTAATGTTAAATGGATTAGTCTGGCCAGATGTTTGAACTGGTAAGGTTGGTTGATTAAATGCACCTAAAGCACTTAAAGCTGTTCCACCTAACATGGCAACAGAACCTGGATTAGCTTTTGCAAAATTTAAAGCATTGGTTCCAGAGCTAAATGTATTACTTAATCCAGCACCCATGTTAGATAAACTGGTGGCAGAACCAGCACCACCAACAGCATTCATAGCACCAGCACTACGCACAATATCAGATGGATCAACATTTAGATTTTGAAAAGCTTGACCTATTGCTGTTCTTTGAGCATCGGTTAGGTTTTGCATATTATTAACTTGATCAATCGCTGAATTAAGACTTCCTGATGACTGTGCTGCCATATCTGCTGGAATGCTTGAATTTAATCCAGCATTTACAGTTGCTTGTGTATTAGCAAATTCTGCTGCTGCTTGATCACCACCTTGTTGAGCTGCTGCCTCTAATCCAGCCGAACCTAAGCCTTCAGCTAAACTAGCACCACCCCAAGCTCCAAGTCCAGCCATAAGCCCTTCTTTTAAACTACCAGTAAGAGCAAAATCTCCAGCACCAACAATTGCAGCTGCAAGTGGAGCACCTACTCCAGTAGCCATTAAAGCAGCACCAGCCACCATAGGAAGAGCAGCACTTAAAAAACCAGCTTCAGGAAGACCTGTTTTTGGATTGATGGTTAATGATCCACCGTGCTGTTGTGCCAATTTTTGTAGGGCTTGAAGCTCCCCAGTAGTCATATGGACTAAGTGGGTATCGTCTCCACGACCATGCTGCTCTAAGTGTTTGGCAATTAACGGTAGACTCATACACGACCTATTGAGTTATTTGGAATAATTTTATCATAATTAAACCGCTGTGCCAGCATAATTTACCCATTTTTGACCATTCCAATAAATAGGATATCCAAGAGTTTGATCAAAATACTGCTGACCTATTTGCAAATTAGCCAAAGGTCGCTGTCCTTTTAATCCATAATCTGGCGTTGCAGTTGCCTGAGTGTAATTATTTAACTGATTAAAATATAAACGCAATTGGCTTAATACTTGATTGTCATGTCCAGCATCATAAGTCGCTGGAGCAACAGGTAAGTTGGGAGGCGTTGGTGCTAAAGGAGTGCCATTATATTTTTGAATATTTGCCATTATCTTATACTCCTTATAATATCACCATTTGAACAGATTGTAAACCTAGCGTCTGCCGTCTGGTCTAATATCAAAACGAGGAGTTCCTAATTGCCATGCAACTCCATTTTGACCTGTTGATTTAATAATGAATGACATCTGCCTACCTCTTAATCGAGTAAATACTTCAGCTGTAAATTGTTGAATTGTATATTCAGGAATATTGGTATAGTTTTGTAAACTGGTTACAGCAGGATTAGCCGCTACTCCATAAGCTGATCCAGAACTATTTCTTGGCAAAATTTGAATAGTTAAAGATGGATTATTGGTTGTAGAACCGTTAAAGTTCACATCTGGGAACATTCTCCAAACAAATCCAAAATGTTGTCCTGCATCATCTGGACTTACTTCAAAATCAGAAGATTGAATATATGATGTTATAGGTTGCGGAGTTCCTGTAGAAACATCATCACAGCCATTTTCATGGTAAAGCAATCTGCCGTTATAGTCAGCAGCAATAGGGAATTGATTAATACCAGTTTGAAACCATGCAGAACGTGCCATTGTTCCATATGCCCAAGTATTTTCTACATAATTGTAAATAACATATTTATCAATAACAGAATTGGGTTGAGTATTAGAACCATTGTTTCCATCAATAGAAACATAGAACCACCATACTTCATTAAATCCTTCATTAGATCCTACAAAAACTTGAAAGTTTTGGTTTTGATTAATATTATCAAATATGTATTGTTTTAAATCACAAGGCAAGGTTTGAACAGTACCGTTATACATGTAAAAACGATCACGACCCATCCAATACGTTACATTATTAATCGTAATCATACAGTTAGGACTCATAATCGATATATTATCCATTAAGAGCTGGAATCCCCATACATAAGGAGTGCCAATATATTGCATTGAATATAAAGCTGAATCAGTCCAAACTAAAATCTCTTGACGAGTTGACCTTGCTCCAACAATATAAGATCCATTTCCTAATGCGTATTCACCAGATTGATTGGTTATTTCTGGAATCCATTGATATACATTTCCTTGATCTGACCATCTTACCAATAAAGGATTAAATGAAGTATTAGGTGATCCAGGACTATAAGGATTAGCACCAAAACAAATTAAAAACTCTTGCACTTCAGAAGAAAGAACTTGATAAGTTGAATTGGGTACAAATGCACCAGCATAAGTAATTGTATAACTACCACTCGAAGGAGCCGTTGTTGTGTTACTAATTGTTCCAACACCAGTTACATTATTCATGGCTACGATATAAGTGTTTGCTGGAATACCTGTTCCAGAAATATACATATATGGATATATATAAGGTGCATTTGCTGATGTTACCGTAATGTTAGTCGATCCAGAACTAAATGTTACTGAATCAAGTAATAGAGTTGTTTGATTAGCCAATGACTGTAAAGATACACCACGGCTTGATACCCCATTGGAATTTTGCCAATAATAAATAGGACCACCACGAGGAGAAAAAACAAGATCCGCTCCAAAGTTATCGTTTGACCATAACCTTAATTGTGTTCCTGATGATGCACTACCTGATGAAGATGCTTGTCCCCATCCTATGGCAGATGGTGTTGATGTAGAAGATGTGGCTGGAATAAATACTGTAACTGCTCCACCACCTGTTGCTGAAGTTACCGCATTAGGAGACCAAGCAGCCGTTACATTTATAGTATATGTATTTGCTCCTGTTACTGTTACTGCATATGACTGCTGTAAGATACCTTTAGGTATTCCACCAACAGAGGAAGCTACACTTAAAAAAGATACTGAATTACCTGTTGTTAAGCCATGTGCTGTTTGCGTAACTGAAACAACATAACTACTTGCAGTTGTAGTAAAAGGATTGGTTAAATTAACTGTAGAAAAACCTGTAGTTCCACTCCAAGATCCTGCTCCCCATCCAGTACCTGTTGTATAAGTACTTAATCCACTTGGATATAAATAATTAACAGTAACGGTTGCACTTGCGGATGATGGTGCACTTGTTGCAGTAATTGTATAAGTTGTAGAAGTAGGCGTTGATGTAACAAGGTAATTACCAAAGAAAGTATATCCTCCTACCGTATAAGAAGTAGAAAAATTAATGTAATCCCCTACATTCGGACTATATGAATTGTCTGTTAAAGTAACAGTAGTTGTTCCATTGGTTGTAATAGTAACCGATGTATCTGTTTGAATAATCGGTGTAATATCATTGTAGATACCGCCAAAATACAAATAATAACTTGTGCTGGTTCCTACACCAATATAGTTATTACTAATACCTGTTGTTGCACTTGACCACACCCATAACGATCTTGCTATTCCATTGAATGTGCTTGAACTAACCTGTGTCCAACCACCAATTTTTTCAGGTAGCCCAGCACGAAATCGAACTTTGTCACCATCATACCAACCACCAGAGTTGGAATAATTTGTGCCTTCTCGATACAAACCAGGCTTTAAAGTTAATTTGCGTAAAGGCATAGGGTTTACCCTAACATGGATTCAGAAAATGTTTTTACTTCAGCAACTCTACGTAACCAACCTACGCCAAACGTAGGGAAAGTACCTAACGATCTATAAAATTCTTCTTTTAGTTGACTGAACTTTTCAATTAATTCTTTAGCTTCAGTCTTTTGAATAGCCGATACGCTCGCAGGTCCCAACACGCCATCCGCAGTAACTCCAGCCGCCTCTTGTATGAGTTTGGCAGCCCTACCCACGCCCATATTAACAGCAGCATCAAATACGGCGTAGTCAACACCAGCAGGGAGATTATCACCTTGTACCTTATTCCAATAAAGTTCTTTGTATAAATTATACACTTCTTCATCAGGGATTACCCTAAGTTCTTCTTTGGTAATGTGCGTATTTCGCCTCCATTCACGATAAACACTAAGGGTTATACCTTTCATCGTAGCACCACCTGGATCGGCTGGGTTATCACTCCATAATCCCTCACTCTTCAGAACGTGTGCTAATGCAGATTCGTAATTTTCTTTCATGTTATTGGTGTACTCTGATGTAATAGTTCATCTTTCTTTTGACTACCTGCTGATGAACCAAAGTAAAAAGAAATGATACCAACCCAAGCCGTTGATAATGAACCTAACATAATCATCAATTCATCCGACTTGGTGGCATAACCCATCATTAATGCAAATAAGATTCCAAAGAATCCAGCAGTAATTAAAAGAGACAGTAATGGTGGAATCCATGAATGAGTTGCAGATTGCATATCCCTAGCTGATTTACGGTCATCTACGGCTAACTTTTCAAAGTTAAGTCCTAACTCCTGTGCCTTTGCTTGTAAATCTATTTCAGCTTGTTTAAGACTAGCTAATTGGTCAGCAGTTAACTTACCAGAGTCAATCGTAGACTGTACGTCTTTTTCATCAACTCCCAATGCTTTTGAGATAGCAGTAACCGCTAGTCCTGCTAGTGGTCCACCTAATGCTGTTGCAATGCCTGGTGCTATTTGTGCAAGCCACTCCATATCAATCCTTTAAAAGAATAATTAACATCATACAAATTAATGCCATCATTGTCCACCATTTAAACAAGTCATCATCCACGAACAATATCTTTCTTGGTTCTTACTAAAACTTTATGTTCTTTATCAAATTTTGGTTTTGGTAATCGTATTTTTTCTAGTTCTTTAATCTCAAAATGTAAATAAATTACATACGACCAAATAGCTAATTCAATTAAAAATACTGCGAACCAATACTTAACCCAACTCATACAAGATTAAAGTAATACAACAAACAAGTAATAATAAAAGCAGCAAACCAACAATAAAACTGCACTCGTCTTATGTCTTTCAACTTATGTCCGTAATACTTTTTACTTTCTTGATGTTCCTTCTCTACTACTGCTTTTAACTCTAATACCTTACTCCATTCTTTAGCACCATACTTCGCTTTAAATTCTTTTTCCGCTTCATTCTCGGCTTTAATAATTGCACTTTGATTCTGATACTCTTGGATTGCTCGATATATCATCGAGTTCTCCATCGCTTCTTCGTGAATCTTGTGCTTCTTTCGTGCTTCTAATTCCTGTAAAGCGACCTCTGTTCCATCACGCTGGATGTTTTCAATACTTTTAGTAAGTTTCTTCCCAGCCTCCCTACTTTGGTCAAGGCTATCAGCTAAAGACTTTGCTCCTTCGGCAATCGGATTGATGTCTGGCATTCACTATTTTTACGCTGTCCTGTTCCACATATAAACTACAATATATGGCTGTAAGTTTGCATTTGTTCCACTTGAACCTTGTGATGCAGTTGTTCCACTAAAAGTATGTGTATGACCGCTATCTGAAATTGTTGCCTGTGCAGGAGCAATACTACCATATCCTGCATACGAACTAAATGGTCCAGAAACAGTTCCGTTATTGCCATATACACCTGCATTTTGTGATATATTTGCATTTCCTGTATTTGTAGTTCCAGAAAATGTATGGGTGTGTGAAACAATAATAGCATCAGCACTACCACCTGTAGCACCAGCAATAAATGAACTACCATCTTGTCCAATCATTACTCTACCAGCACCAAATGCTACCCATGTTCCAAAACCAAACAAGGTATTAGGGTTTGTACTAACTGTAGATGTATATATAGAACCTACAGGATATAGTATTTGCATAGCAGCTTGAACAAAAGCTGTTGTTGCTATTTTGGTTGAATTATCAGTTGATGACTGCGTAGTTGCTGTTACATTGCTTGCTATTGTTCCACCTGATACTACATTAGTTGCATTAGTGGCGTTTGTAGCGTTTGTTGCGTTTGTTGCAGATGTTGCTGTTGCAGCATTTCCACCAATAGAAAGACTTGACGCTGTTCCTGTTAAACCTGTTCCTGGTCCTGAAAATTGACTTGATGCCGTTATCGTTGTGCCACCAAGTGTTGTGAATGTACCTGCTGCAGCTGTAGAACCACCGATAGTTGTGCCGTTAATATTTCCGCCTGTAATCGCTACACTATTGGCGTTTTGCTGAGACATGGTTCCTAAAGAACCTGTTATGTTATTAACAAAAGCAGTCGTTGCTATTTTTGTAGAATTGTCTCCTGGGGATGGCGTAGGTGCTGTTGATGTTCCACTTAATGTTGTGGTTCCTGTAACACTTAAAGTTCCACCTACTGACATATTTCCTGTATCTGTTTCGCCAGAAGCCGTTAATGTACCAACTACTTTAAAATCTCCAGGAACGCCATTTAAAAGAGAATATACGCCAACTCCACTACCGCTTTGATTAGTTCCATCTAAATAAACTTGAGCTGTCATTCCTCCTGGAATTACCAATGTTGTAGATCCGCCAGATGCAGACATAGTAATTGGATAAGATCCTTGATTTACTATTGCATACACTTTATTGGCTGAGCCACCTGGGCAAGTAATTGTACAAGCTGAAGTTCCTCCTTGAAATACAAGAACTGCATTTCTAGCGTCATCTAATGCACCGTTAATATTTGTTAATGTATAAGTGGTTAATCCTGAAATATTAATAGCCTGTACACCAGTAATGGCTTGCTCAAGCAGGGTACCAAGATTTGCATTGGTTACATTACCCCATGTGCCAGCTAAATCACCAGCTCCAATGATGGTGAGTTTTAATGAGGTTGAATACGATTCTGCCATAATGTTTCCTTATTGTGTATTGTTAATTAATACCCAGTTTGTTGTTTGATTATTACTTATTCCTGCCCAGCTTGGTGTATTTTGATCTAATATTGGATTAGGCACAATACCTGAAAAACTCAAATATCCTGCAAATGGTGCACCTCCAAAAGTACAAGTAGCAAACCCACCTATTTCATTAATTATTTGATTTCTATAATTCCAACTTGCATTTTCTGTATTGTTAATCGTAGCCCAATTTGGAATGTTGACATCAATAATTGGATTTGGTACAACTTTTGAAAAATTTAAATCCCCTGCAAATGGCGTACCAGCAAATGTACTTGTTGCAAATCCGCCAATCTCATTAATTATTTGATTCCTAAAACCCCAATTAGCTGTTTCACTATCATCAATTCTAATCCAACCTGATGTAATTTGCGAGTCTAAAATAGTAAAGGCTTCAACAATACTATCAAGGAAATTAGACTGCTGGGTACTAGAATCGACTACTGTTATCGCTTCAGCAATTATTTCTACAAACTGGGCGGTTATACTCTGTGAATTATTTAATGTAGTCGGCTCAACTATACTTTCCACAAACCCAGCAATTATTGTTTCAACTTCAGCGATTGTTGTTGCTTCAGTTAAGCTTTCTATAAAAGATGATGTCTGTGTACTAAAGTCAGCAATACCAAAGTTTTCATTTAAACTTTCTAAGAACTGAGCGGTGATTGTTGGCGTATCTAGTACCGTTGTGTTTTCGGCTATGCTTAGTGGGAACTGAGCTGTTATTGTTTCAGTTTCAGTTATTGTGGCGTTTTCAGTAATTGAATCTAATAGGTTAGCCTGTACCACATAAGATGGGTTTTCCAAGAATCCAATACTATTAAAATTACCTGCAAACGGACTACCTGCTATAGCAAACGCAGAAATACTTGGCTGTTGCGTTATGGTGTAGGGTGTTTGCCCCCATGCTTCTACAATAGTTGCACTAAACTGAGCGGATATAGACTCTGACTCTGCACTAGTAATTGGCTCAGTAACATTAAATTGGAACTGAATACTTGCCGCTTCTATATCTGCAAGAGTAATATTTTCTGTCTGTGATTCTAAAAAAGATGAAGTCTGGGTACTAGAATCGGCTATGCCTGTGTTTTCTGTATCGCTTACACTAAACTGAGCATTGATACTTGGTGTATCTGCTAGGTTTATGTTTTCTGTATCACTTACGGAAAACTGAGCGGTAATTGTTTCCGTCTCAGCACTTGTAATGTTTTCGGTTTGTGATTCTAGAAATGCGGAAGTCTGTGTGCTTGAGTCATTAGATGTTAGGGTTTCTACTATACCTTCAAAGAAGTTATCTTGTTCGCTCTGTACATCAAAAATCTGGGTTATTGTTTCAGTAATAGATTCCGCATACTGAGCAGCGAAAACTTGAGAATCGGCAACTCCAACATCTTCTGTTGTTGCTACAGCAAAAGCCACCCCAATCGCAGCAAATGAAACCTTAGCAAAAGGGGTGATTCCAAACATATTAGTTTGTTACTTCAGGTTTTG